ACTGTTATCGCGGGCGGTCCTGCAGTACTGAACTCGGCCGGCGGCGTTGTGAAGAGCAACTTCGTACTGAGAATTCAGGAGAACTATGCGGACGCCTTCAAAGAGGCGAGCCAGTACAACCGTCCGAACGGCCCGCTGGGCGTGACGGATGGTGTGTTCCCGAACTCTCCTGCTTCCGATACGCAGCTCAGCATCATCCTGAGCAACATCCCGAACGGTTTCACGATCGCGAATTGCTCGGCCGTGCTGACTGATACGGCTGGCACCGCCACCGCCGGCGCACCGACGATTTCGGCCACGAACATCACGGCCGCATCGCCGATCCTGACGGTGAACTTCAATGCTCTGATCGATCAGACCGCCGTTGACGTTCTCTGGATTGTTTGCACCAACATTGCCGCGGGCACCGCGGTAACTCCGCTTCCGTCCACGCCGATCACGGGCCAGGTTACAATGTCGCCCACCGGCTTGGCCGTATCAGCCGGCCCCGGAAACCCGGCATTGACGGGCCTGACGACCGGTCAGATTCCGCGTTACCAGCAGGCACTCGTGCCCTCGACTCCGGTTACACTCGTTCTGTTCCCGCCGTCGAACACGGTCCTGTTGCTCTCGTTCGGCTTCGTCGGCCCGGGTTACAACACGGGTATCGCGATTGCTAACACCACCCTCGATCCGTTTACGCCGGCCGGCGGCGGTGCAGTTCCTTCCGAAGGAACCGTTTCCTTCTTGTTGGTTAAGAACGACGGAACCTCGAGGACCTACACGACCACAACAGGTTCGCCTGGAAGCGGTCTGACGGGCGCAGGTATCGTGAAGTCTGGATCAACGTATGTCGTGAATCTGTCCGAAATTCTGACTGCCGCGAACTACGGCACAGGGTTTAGCGGTTACGTATTCATCACTGCGAACTTCACGTTTGCTCACGGTGCAGCCACGATCTACACATATACCTTTACCTCGTCTATGTAATGGAATTCCCTATGTAATAGGGTCCCAAGACCGTAGATCGATACGTAATGGTAATGTGAAGGTTATAAGATTTTGGTTAACTTTATTTAATCTCTATCGAATTATCGAAGGACCATTAGATCCAAAACTTAATACAATCACGGACCCTTTTACGGGTCAGGAGAGTATGGTTGAGGCTTTTGATACTTTCGTTAAAAGCGATATGATGAGATTATTAAGGGAGTTTAAAATCCCTAAGGTAACTTCTATCTCTGCATCTTACTTAGTAAGGTCTAGATCCGCCAGTACTAACGCAGGGGTAGCGATGTCTTCTGTTCTTTCCGACTTGTGTTGGATTGCGCAGGATGAGTCGACATATAATGCATTCAAAAGATATGCATTAGCGTCGAAATCCTTTGGGTTGTTTGAGAAACTCGATAACTATATCGAATTCTTATTCAACGCACTTTCCGAAGGTGCCCGTATTCCCGTAAAAGGGAGTGTGGCTCATGATGTCGTAAGCTCATTAGGTGCTATACGTAAAAGTATGTTACCTAATGGGAAGACTTGGTCTTTTGCAAACCCTCAAGATGTATATCTTAGAGGGGGTCAACTTTCGTTGAAGGTTGAAGCAGCGGGAAAACTTCGTGTTTTCGCCATTGCTGACATTTGGACACAATCGTTCTTACAACCATTGCATAATTTCCTATTTAAAATTTTAGGACAATTACCCAATGATGGAACCTTGGATCAGGACGCTTCGGCCTCTCGGTCCATGGAGAAAGCACTGCGACGGGGGCACGCTTGGTCTGTTGACCTTAGCTCTGCCACCGATCGTTTACCTATTGCTTTACAGCAAAGTGTATTAACAGTTCTTTTCTCTAAGGAGTTAAGTGACTCTTGGCGAAATCTTTTGGTTGAACGGGATTATATCCTGTCTTCATCAGAAATTACTGATAAATACCCTGCAGTTAAACCTGGTTCCTACCGATACGCCGTTGGGCAACCAATGGGAGCTTTAAGTTCCTGGGCTATGTTAGCTCTAACACATCATATGATACTGCAATTTGCAGTTCATAGATGCAAAGGAAAACAGGACTTGTGGTATAGCCTATATGAGATCCTTGGAGATGACATCGTGATCTTTGATCAGGTGGTTTATCTTGAGTATTTATTAATACTAGACTCATTAGGTGTGGGTGCAAACCCAGCTAAATCTATACCGTCGCCTAACTCTCCTGTTTTTGAATTCGCTAAGCGAACTTCTCTAGCAGGTGAGGATGTATCGGGACTATCGTGGAATGAATTCCTTAAAGGGGATTCACTTCCGGGGAAAGTCAACTTAATCCTTCGATTAAGTCTACGACGATTCCAGCTAAGTACAGTCTCTATTCGAGCTGTATTAGCACGTTCTAGTTCTGATATGGCACAGCCTCTTAAAGCTGGCGCACATCATGCGCTTTTAGCTATTTTAGGATCATTAACCAAATCGGATAATAAATCGCTAGAATATGCAATTAGTGT